GCCGATTTTTGGCAATTTATTGGTAGGGTCGGCTCAGTTTTGCTATCGAAACAACCCCGCCAATTGGTAATATTGCCAATAATAGTGCAAACATTTGCACTTGAAAGAGTTTGACAATTTGCGGGGATTTTGCTATAATCCGCCATACGAAATAGGCTGAAGGCTTTAACTAGAAAAAGGAGGAAATTATGAAGATTTTTGAATGTTCCGCGAAGTCTTTACTGGAGTCAGGGATTGATGGGTTGTGTAAGTTTGCTGCCGGTTTCGGCTGTCGAAAATTCCAAAAAGCATCTGCTACAAAAATGATGGAATTATGCAGGTATTATCCAGATGTTTGTGCTTTCAAATTTCTGGAGGAATTTGGTGGTTATCTCGTTATTATTAACGAGCAGCATTCACTCTTACCCACACAGATAGCACTTTTGAAAGACAAGCCTATTTTTCTGATTAAAATCTCCGCAAGCGGGGTTGTTCTAGATGATCAGGCTTGCTTAGCTAAAACATTATCACGAATCTTATATCATTATCCTTTGACAACGTTAGTTTTTGCTTCCCCAATTCCGTTTTTGTTAAGAGAGGTGATGATAGAAGTAATGTTTCAGGATAGTGCCGACTGCGCCAGAGTTAGAATTTTCCACAACGACAGGCGGGAAAAGAAAGAATTGCCTGACGGAAAGATAAATTACACAATTCCCGCTGAAGGTTGGAAATTGGTTTAATCAGTCTGAAAAATTTCACCATCGAAAAAGCCCGCCTTTTCAGAAGGCGGGCTTTTTTAGTTTCCTCAATCAGTCTTGTAGTTCCGAAGCCGTTTTATGCGAATCGATTTTTATTGTCTTGTCTTCGTTGCGTTGCAGGATTTGTCTTAACCCTGCTATTTGGGCTGGTAGTTTTGTAGTTATGCAATGGTTATGCCAATTTTGTTGTCTTGTCGTATTTTTCCCAGTTTGGTTGTCTTGTCGAATTATGCAATAACTATGCCGATATTTCCCAAGATTTTGACGTCAGCACACCTATATAATAAGGATATAGATTGCAAAAACTATGCCAATTATTCCTGCGAAATTGCGATTTTTTAGTGCAAACGTTTGCACAAAATTTTTTACAATTTTTTTCAAAAAATTGATTTTTTTACTTGACAACGCAACTACGGCTTGATATAACGCAAGCAACAATAACAACAAAAACAAGAGGAGGTTAAAAATGAGAAAGAAGACCAAAATTTTCGATTTCAACTACCCGTATAGTGGTCGCTACGACGCGGCTGAGACAGCGTACCACCTACGTCGGAAATACCCAACTCTCCCTGAAGGTTGGGTATTTAACTTATACCCCGCTACGGGGATAGTTTATTGGGAATTGGTAACCTCTAGCGGACAGATCGTCCGTGAAGGAGTATATGACCTCTACACCGCCAAGGTTAAACATTGGGTGGTGAATAGTTACAAGTAGTTAAATCTCCCGGCTGGCGGGCACAAAAGCCTGCTAGTCGGGGTTTTTATTTATTAACAAACTAGGCTCATGCCTAGTCGGTTTTTTATTCTCAAAAAGAGGAGGTTAAAAATGAAAGTAAAAGTGCACGTTTTCCGTCACAGAATCGTAGGCGGAGGTACCGCCTACGAAGTATTGGTCCCAAAATACCAGAAAAAATATTTCCCTATCACGGGCACAATTCACGCTATGATTTACGTGCGTGAATACCGTGGCAAAGAAATAGAATATTTCACCGTATTCGATTTTTTGAGAACGTCAGAAATTGATGAATTGCCTCCCCATTCCAAAGAGAGGTGGGAGGCTTTTCGAGAATTGGATAAAAAAGCGAGGGAGTTAGAGTATAAAGCCGGTTCCCTCACTTTTCCAGAGCTAAAGAAATTGGGCAAAATGCCTCTTCTTTGGGCAACGTGGAATTTACCGAACGCTGAAAAGGAAGTAATTCTCGAAATAGAGGAGGCGATAGAATGAAAAAAGAACAGATAATAAAAAAGTTACTAGACGAAATTATTTTCGTGCCAGGTGCAGAAATCCGGCACGTTTATTGCGGTAGCGATTACATTACCGCAATTTTCACAATCGATAACTTAGAGATTACCGCTGTAATCCCTTTGGATAATCCCAAGGATTACAGCGTTTTTTATCCTTATGCTCCAGAGGTATTTGAGCATTGGGGGGGAGAACATTCATTCTGGTGCCTCGTTGAGGGAATGCTTGACGAAGTAGCTTATCAAGAACAGGAGGGTTAAAAATGAAACAAACAATGTTACTAGAAAAAAACACCATATTGGAGGGAACAAAGCCCTCCAATATGGGTTTGAAAATTCGGGTAACCAAAACTGGTTTGGTTACCCAGGGTCAGCTAAGCCTACCGTTTAAAATCGAAGCGGTAGGCAATGGTTATTATAGTCATCTTTTGGAGGCAATACTCCAAGAAATCGGCAAGAAAGAATTCAAGGAAGCTAAGGAATTGCTTTCCTTAGCTTCCGACAAAAAATGGGAATATCTATGGCCACCCGCGGGAAGATTGAAAAGAAGGGTACCACCAAAACATATCTTAAACCTGAACATGCTGGAAATTAAAAAACTTCCAACAAAAAAGAAAAAGAAGTAATTAGCTAATCTTATCCATATCCATACCCGCTGACCGGCATGGTCAGCGGGTTTTCTTTTGCTTATCTTTCTTTCACTTCATTATCATCAAACTTCAATCCTTTACACACATACATCATGCATAGCATTATACACTATATCACAACACACACACAACAAGCAGCAAGCTACAATCCACTTTAATCTGAATTCAAGACAATCACGTTTCACGTGAAACATTTACATTGCTTGCGTATGAATCTGACTAGCCAGATTGATAATTATTATCAGAATTATTTTCGATTACTTTGGCTACGGTTTTGGGTAGTCTAGTTGATAATGGTTATTAAATTCATTCTCAAATGAATTGGTAAGATTATTGCTAATGCAATAGGTATGCCCTTGCACGGAACACTAGGAGGGAAGGTTTGGCAGGGGCACTACTGCCCAAAAATTGCCAGTAAAATTCTGAGTACCTTAATAAATTTAATTTTTTTAAAAGACAAAATTTGCTAACAAAATTTTGAATGCTCTAAAAAATTTAAATTTTTTAACCAATGACAATATCGCCCAAAAATTGCTAATAAAATTTTGAATGCCTTAAAAATTTAATTCTTAGAAGACAGAAAAGAAAAAATTCCAACTCTTTTGGATTGCTTTTCTTTTGATTTAGTAGTATAATTCCGCTTTAATTTAAAGACGGAGGGAAGAATTATGGAAGTTAGACTGTTATCAGAAATCCCCGATTTTGATGAGTTTTTGTGTGAAGTGGAGTTAAGTGGCGGAAGTGTGTTTATTTGCCCCGCTGAGGAATTGGAAGTTTATTTTAGGGGTGAGAATGGAGAAGTTAGAAGCTCCCTTGATTCGGGATTCCCCGCCAGGGTGGGGGCTGTTAGGCTTTTACAGGATTTAGTTGTGGTTGATTATAGTGTTGTTAATATGGTTAAGTTGATGTTAGATTCCCCGCCTGAGATTAGGGAGACGATTTTGGTTGGGGATGTTACGGTGTATGTAAACAACTCCATCCCCGCCACATGGAAAGTACTGGGTATCCGGATTAAAGATGTTCTTTTTCAAGTGCAAACGTTTGCACTTGAAAAAAATTTGACTTTTTTGGCGGATTAGGGTATAATTCTCCCGCAAACAATGAGAAACAATCTTAGAGGGAGGCTCTCATGAAACACTTCGAAATTCACCCAATTGAAGGTGAGTTTGATTGGGGCACTATGTCAATAATCGAACTTGGAGAATCAGGCAGAAACCGCCGATTGGTGTATGTTCCTTACCACGCACCTGATGACGCAGAGTTTCTTGAAAAAGGAGTCCGCGTATGAAAAAAGAACAACAAGCACTAAGAGAATTGTTCATTGAGATCGAAAAAGTGGCAAAAGAAATCGGACAAAAATATGGAGTTACCGTAGGCATAAGGATTTGTCCCTGTGGGTTGGGTGAAGTCTATTACTGTGAACCTTGCTCTCAGAAGGAGGATATTGATGCTACTCAAAGTTAAACAACATGATCCAAACATGCCACCTTTAAAACAGTATGGGAATTGGATTGATCTTTATTTTTGCGGGATTCATCCCGCATCCCCCACCAATCCTAGAGAATGGGATATGGGAGATAATTCCTACTGCTTCTTTCCTGATGATTTTTACATTCTATCGCTAGGTATTTCTGTTGAAATCCCTAGTGGCTATGAAGCGCACATAATACCCCGCTCGTCGCTTTTCAAACGGCACGGCATTCTGTTAGTCAATTCAATGGGTATCATCGACAATTCATATTGCGGTGATGACGATATATGGGGCTTCCCTGCTTATTTCACTCGTTATACAATTCTTCGTCTATATGAGCGTATCGCTCAGTTTCGTCTCGTGCAAGCAATGCCGCCTATCGAAATTGAGTATGTTCAAAAACTAAACAACAAGAACCGTGGGGGATTTGGTCAAAGTGGAAACTAGACACAAAGGAGGTAACAAATGGTGGTTAACCTTCTTGAAGAAACGTTAGAGGTTTTGAAAAAGTACGGTAAATCTCCTAAAGATGTTAAGTGGGTTGGCTCAAAAGATGGGAAGTATGCTATCACGTGGAGTGAATTCAAAAAAATAGCAGATGTTATATACGACAACGGTTGTGGCAGTCAAGAAGTAGCGAAAGACTTAGTTGTTGTTGGAGAAGACTGGTGGCTTGAACGCTGTGAATGTGATGGATCTGAATGGTGGGAATTTAAGACTCTTCCAGTAAGACAGCCAGAAGCTATAAAGTTTACAAAGGTCTTAATTATTTCATTTGCTCGGAATCTCGATGAGATCAATCAATTAACAATGACAACTCTAGAAAAAATCGACAAAGTTGAAAAAGAACTGAAAAGATTTATCAGACGAATGAAAGCTTGTAAACAACGTTTAAAGGAAGATCCCAATTTAGTCGGGTGTAAAGAAACCGCCGCCTTAAAGAAGGCAAGTATGGATCTTTCGAGGGTATTGGTAGAATTACGTAAACCTTTTTGACCGGATTCTTGTTACGGAGGTACAAGAATGAAAGAAAAAACAAGAAAATATGAATTGCTAAAAGACACTTTCATCAGATGGTCTGGTGTAAAGCTCTATCGAATTAGAGCTTGTAGAGATTTTGGAGATGTAAAAAAAGGTGATTTAGGCGGGTATATCGAGAAAGAAGAAAATCTTTCCCACGAAGGAACATGCTGGCTCTACGATAATGCTAAAGCATTCGGTAACGCTAGAGTAGCTGGTGATGCCAAGATTTATAATATTGCTAGGATTTCCGGAAATTCCGAAATATATGGTAACGCAAAAATTTGGGATAATGCCCGCGTCATGGACGACGCCTTTGTATTTGATAAAGCTGAGATTCGAGAAAACGCAGTAATCAAAGATAGGGCTATGGTGCATGGAAAGGCTAAAGTAAGTGGAAGGGCTTTGATTTGTGGTAATACAGAAGTCAGAGGTAATGCCAAGGTTCGTGACCATGCTATAGTTCAAGACTTTGCTAAAGTTGACGAAAACGCTGAAGTGTTTGAGTTCGCTTGTATTTGTGAATTTGCTAGAGCCGACGGTAATTCAAAGATTTTTGGCTCAGCCAGGTTGGGAGGAAAAGCTAAAGCGAGCGGAAATGCGGTAATTTACGGTGATGCAAATATCTGGTGCGGCCAAATAACCAAAGATATTAGGGAAGATCTAATTCAGTACATTGCATGCTCACTAAATGTTTACCCAATCAATGGAAAATACGTCCTATATAAGCGAGTAAATAAAAAGGCTCCGGGAATGTATGTGTCCCTTTTTGACCCTCATTTCGTGTATCGTGATGGCGAATACGCTGAAGTTGAGATTCCAAACTTGGATTTTCTGAAAAGTTGTGGCGCTGGCATACATGTTTCAACACCTTTTTACTGGCAAGACGGCGATACACTAATTGCTGTGGAGGTAAGTATTGATGATATTATCACGTGCATGGAAGGAAAGCTAAGGTGTAAAAAAGTAAGAGTAATAGGAGAGGTGGACAATGAAAGAAAAAACAAAAAAGTATGAGTTGTTAAAAGATGACTTTATTGAATGGTTTGGAATACGGCTTTATCGAATCAAAGCATGCAGAAGCTTTGAAGATATAGCAAAAGGAACTCTTGGTGGATACATTGAAAAAGAATCAAACCTTTCTCATGACGGTAATTGTTGGGTTTATAAAGGAGCTAAAGTTTGGGGAAACGCTAAAATTTGTGATAATGCAAAGATTTTTGCTGGTTCTGAAGTATATGATAATGCAGTGGTTCGGGATAATGCTTGTGTTGATGGCGCTAAGATATTTGAAAACGCTTTGGTTCATGGTGAAGCGTATGCCAAAGATAATGTTTTAATTTACGGTAACGCTGAAATATTCGGAAATGCATTGGTCCGTGATGATGCGTCAGTCAGGGGCAATGCTCAAATCCATGGAAGTGCTATAATTCAAAATTTCGCCAAGGTTGGTGATAATGCCGAAGTATTCGGCTCTGCTCAAATTTGTGATTTTGCTGAAATCTCTGGCAGAGCGAGAATTTATGATAGAGCGATAGTGGGAGGAGACGCCGTAGTTGGTGGAAATGCAGAAGTCTACGGAAAAGCCCAGCTTAGATACGGCTTGCTGACCCAAGATATCAAAAAAGATCTAATTCAATACATTGCATGTTCGCTAAACGTTTATCCAGTCAATGGGAAATATATCTTGTATAAGCGAGTGAATAAAGTGGTTCCTGGTGTATATGCGTCTCTCTTTGATCCTCAGTTCAAATATCGTGATGGCGAATATGCCGAAGCTGAAAACCCAGACCCAGATTTTATGAAAAGTTGCGGTGGAGGTATTCATGTTTCAACTCCATTTTATTGGGATGAAGGTAGCACATTAATTGCTGTGGAGGTAGATGTTAATGATGTTATTACATGTATGGAGGGAAAGCTAAGATGTAAAAAAGTAAAAGTGTTAGGGGAAGTTCAAACATCGAAAGATATGTGAGAAGGTTAGGCATAACTACACAAAAGGAGGTCAAAAGGAGGTTGGGAATGGAAGACTTGATTATTAGGAATTTTGTGTTGGCCAGGAAATTCTTGGAGAAGCCGCAAGTCATATTGGAAACTGTTAAGGCTTTAGAAGGATTGTTAAACTACGCATTGTACAACGAATATGGCGAGCTAGACATGCTCTTGAATGACTTACGAAGGGTGGATGGGAGGCTAAAGCATTGGATTGATAGCTACAACAGTTACGCTGAAGAAGAGGGAGAATGACAGCATTTTGAAGAGAAGGAGGGTAAAATGATTTCAGGTTGGGAACTTTATTGGATTACGAGATTGAGTGCATTAAAAGGTGTTTTGGGGGTTGCCCTATGTATAGGGGGCTTTGTATGGGTTATTTTTACAAGTCTTGTAATGTTGGATGACGACATCAATTTGAATGAGTGGGGTAAAAAGTGGTATAAGTTGTGGACATTGTCGTTGGTTCTGGTGTTAATGACTCTATGGCTAGTGCCCACCACTGAAGAGATGTTTGCTATTAAAGTACTTCCTGAGATAGTTAATAATGAGAAAGTCCAGCATATCCCGCAAAAAGCTTTAGATTATGTTGACAAATGGTTGGAATCACAGCTTGAAGAATTACGGAAATAAAAAAGAGAAGGCGGGTGTTGCCCGCCTTCATAGACGCCCATATAAAGGAGAAATCATGATAAGAAAATTGCAGGCACTACGTGAATGTATAAGAAAACTGCCAGCAATCGCAAAAGATGAAATCGAGGTAAAAGAAGAAGCATTAAGGCTTATTGCTGAATTGCAAAAGGATTTAAGTATAAGGAGAAACATGAAATGACTAAATTTACCAGAGGTAACTTGTTAGAAGCCGATGTAGAAGCCTTAGTTAATGCGGTAAACACAGTAGGAGTAATGGGCAAGGGTATTGCTCTGCAATTTCGTCAGGCTTTTCCAGAGAACTACGAAGCGTATAGAAGAGCTTGTAAATCTGGGGAGGTGAGAATAGGTAAGATGTTTGTTGTATCGACTGGTTATCTTACTAATCCTCGTTATATTATCAACTTCCCAACGAAACGTCATTGGCGTGATAAATCCAAATTAGAATATATCAGAGATGGCTTAAAAGATTTGATATATATTGTTAAGAAGAAAAACATTTCTTCGATTGCTATCCCGCCCTTAGGTTGTGGACTTGGAGGTCTACGTTGGGAGGATGTTCGTCCTCTTATCATTGAAGTCTTTAAATCTGTTCCAAATATGGAGGTATTAGTTTATGAACCTTACTAGATAAAAGGAGGTTAACCATGCAAATTACGATTTGTGATATCTGCGGTACGAGTAAGAATGTCAGAAAGGTTTGGTTACCATATGATAGACAAGCAACCCCCGCCGGTTCTTGTGAAGATGTAGGAGAGACCTATGATCTGTGTTGTGAGTGTTATCTCAAGGCTTTAAAAAGTGTGATCAAAAAAGAGATAAAAGCTAGAAGACTAAACGAGCATGTTTTTAATTCAAGTTTAATTGATGTTATTGAAGAGATGAAGAAAAGGAGAAATGATGTATAAAGGATGGATCACTGGAAGGGAAGAAGATAGAGAGTTTTTGGAACAATTAGGAGTTAAAGTGGGAATGTACTCGAAAGAGTCGAATTGTTTCGAAGATTGTTATGTTTCATCAGAAGTGCTTGAACGTTTAAATAAACATTGGGGACGTTTCTTCTGGGAATTAGAGAAATCAAAGTGAAGCTACGCTTCACATCGTGTAAGGAGGTTGACCAATGCAAGCTTCATTTGCATCGCCTCTCATAGTCAGACCATTGCCTGATGGGCGCAATTGGCAATTGGTCGAAGGCTTTGAGTTTCGTTACAATGGCAAAACTCTCAAAGTGCCAGCAGGCTTTGTAACCGACTTTGCTTCGGTGCCTCGTATCTTTTGGAACATTTTGCCACCTTGGGGACGTTATGGCAAAGCAGCGGTCATTCATGACTATTGTTATCGCACTGCCTGCTTGAGCAGGCGCATGTGTGATCGCCTTTTCTTAGAAGCAATGCGGGCACTCTCAGTGCCTGCTTGGAAGCGCTACATCATGTGGTTAGCTGTCAGATGTTTCGGGCAATATGCATACAGAGCGAGCCAAGGGCTCGCAAAAAGGAGCTAAAAAATGTCAATAGGAGGCAAAATGGATTGGCAAGAACTACAAGGAGGGCTAATTAGATCAAAATATTGTTATTTTTATATAGACAGAGGTGTTTTGCTTTGCAGGGATTGTTCTGATGTGATGAAGGAAATACCAGATGACAATCTTCGCTACTACTCCGCCAAAAGTGAAAAGGAGTTGGAAGATGTATGGAATTTTGAGAAGTTTAAAAGAGTGGCTAGGGAATTGTGTAGAACTACAAAAAAGGGTGGTGTGGTAGTTTTGATAGTGGCAAATGCTACTATCATCGAAGAAGATTTTGGGAAAGGAGGAATAAATGCTTGTGCCCGTCAAAAGACAAAGACTAATAGTTGAAGCCTTTGGGTGCAAAACACCTACGCTTAATTCGGTTGAATTTGCTTACAATTTGTTGGAAGAATTGAGCCAGATTATTGACATGCGCATTGTTACCCCGCCTCAGGTGATTAGAATTCCAGTAGCAAATGCCGTAGAACAAATAGCTACAAATGCTGATTACGGAATAAGTGGTACTGTTTTATGGCTGGAAAGTGGAGCACAGCTACACACATGGCCAGAATACCGTTTTCTGACTCTGGATATTTTTTCCTGCAAATCATTTGATAGTAACCTTGTTCACGACTTCGTTACAGACAAGGTTAAACCAGACCATGTGGTAGCATATAACCCCGCAGGGATGATGAAATCTGTTGCAAAAAGCCTTCAGTATCAGGTTGGAGGTTCTCATTATAAGAATTTTGCAATCCAACCGGTTGAATTCATTAAAGCCAACGAATTAGGCTTTATCGAAGGTAACATCATAAAATATATCTGCCGTTACAGGAATACGAAACAAAAAAGGGATTTGGAAAAGATTAAACACTATGTAGATTTGCTTATGGACTTAGAGGAGAAAAACAATGCTTGAAAAAACTCTACAAAGAATCAAAGAGAAGCTTTCCGAAAAGCAAGAATTAACTGAAGACAGCATCAGTGAAGCGGTAGACACCGCTACGGATGAAGTTCTAAACGAATTTCTTTCCGATTGCATCCCCGGATTTGATCTAAGTGATGAAACCCCCGAAGAATGGGACGAAGATTGGCTGAAATTCATTGAAGAGTTAAAAAATTACAAAAAATCGAAGTGCAAACGTTTGCACTAGAAAATCCTGCTTTTGCAATACCCTCGCCAATTGGCGGGGGTATCCTGCCTTTAAAGTAAATTACTTTTACACAGAATTTACATAAAATTATCCCGCCACCGACAAATCCCCAATTTTTGTGTTATATTTATGGCGAAATTTCTGTAAAAATTCCAAAATATACCAGCCACTTATTTTTCGGCAGGTAGGAATTTCATGGCATCGGACTATATTTATGTATATGGGGAAACGTATATCCCGCTGGAGGTAGATTCCGACGGGGAATCTATTACGCCCGCAGACATAGAACAAATGGCTCATGACTTTTTGGCTAAAGGTTGGACTAAAAATGTAGATATAATGCACAATAACATCCCCTGCGGAGCTGAAATAGTAGAATCCTTTATAGCCAAAGAAGGTGATCCTGAATTTACTCCAGGTGCTTGGGTTGTAAAAGTTAGAATCCCCCGAAATAGTGAAATAGCCAAAGCCATTATAAAAGGTGAGTTGAACGGTTTTTCCTTACAAATGCGGGCGTTCAAAGTCCCAGTAAAAGTAGCAGTCTCCATTGCTAAAATAGTAGTAGGAACGACCGAAGTAAATACAGACGAAGAAACCCCAGCGCATAGGCATGACTATTATATTGAACTAGACGACAATGGAAACGTTTTATTTGGAATCACAGACGAAGTTTTAGGACATAAACATACAATTTCGGGAACAGTAGTTACAGATGTTTCCGAAAATCACAATCATAGATTTTTCGTGGAGATATAGATATGGTAAAGCTTAATAAAACTGGATACAGTCACGCAAGAAGCCTTATAGAACAAGGCAAAGTAAACAAAACGTCTTCATGGTCTTTTAGTGCAGATGATGGAAACAAAATACTAGGAAAAGACAAAGACTGGAGCGAATACAAGAAGTGGTTTTTGGGTATCGACCCCGACGCTCCAGATGACACGAAAGAACATTACAAATTTCCCTACGGAAAGAATGGTAAAGTCTATAGATCTGGTGTTATAGCAGCGAAACAGAGGGCTGCTCAGTATGGTTACACTGATATTGAAAACGCTGCAGATAAACTGTTGCAGATGATCGATAAAGACGAAACAAAGAAAGAAGCAGTTGAAGTAGAACAAAAGGAAAAGGAAGTCGTATTTTTAGTCGAGCCTGAGGCGCAGTTTGTTTCGCTGGTAACTAGAGGAGCTAATAGAGTTCCTTTCAAAGTTATTAAATCCGACAACAAGGAGAAACCTATGCGTGTGGTACAGTCTATTATAGCCCCCGCAGATCTTTCCAGAGAAGATCTGCTGAAGATCTTCGGGGAAGATCTCAAAGAAGTCGTAAAATTTGATAAAGCAACTGGAACAAAATTCAAAAATTACGAACAGATTCCAAGAAACGCTTTCGATGAAAATTCATTCGAGCTGGTAAAGCTGACAGACGACATCATGGCTGTATGCGGTTCTCTTAAAGATGACAGCGGGTTTATTTCCAAAATCTTTAAGAAAACCAAACAGGAAAAAGGAATCGAAGTTCCCGAAGAAGTTGAAAAGCTGGACGACAAAGAGATAGCGCTGAAGATTTCCGAAATAGCGTACACAGAACTTTGCAGTCTATATGCTGCCGTAGAAGGCGTTCTCACTACCCCAGGTATAGATTCCAACGACAGAATAGAAATGCTCAAGAAAACTTTTGATGGATTTTCAAGCTATATAGAAGGCTTGCTTTCCGCATCACCTGTTTCTAAGCTGGACTTTGAAGAAGTGAAGCGTCTTCGAGAAAAAGCCGAAAGCACTACCGAAAAGGATCAAGAAACCCCCGACGGAAAAGAGCCTGTTGCAGACTCTACCAAAGAAGATTCCACTAAAGAACAGACTAAAGACGATTCTGTTAAAGAAGAAACTGAAAAAGAATATGAAACCTTGAAGTCGAATTTGGAAAATATTGCCGAAAAGGTTTCGGAACTCACGGAATCGTTCAAGAACGAAATCAAAAAGCTAGAAGAAAAAGTTGAAAATCTGGAAGCATCTATCCCAGTAACAGTAAGCGTGAACACAGATTCCGATCCGTCTGTTTCTAATAAGTCGGAATCTGTGGTGTTTAAGGGTGTTCTCTTTGGAAGAGAATAATACAAAGCCAACCAATGTCAAAAACGCAATAAAATTTAGTAGATGAAAGGAGAGTACAGATGGGTATGTCCACGAAAGAAATACTCAAAAAGGCAGATATTGCCGTAGCAGATCTTCAATCAGGCGGTGGGTATCTTAACCCCGAACAGGCGGACAGATTTATTGATATGGTTATTGATCAGCCTACCATTCTTAAAGAAGTTCGTACGGTTAAGATGAACGCTCCCCAGCGCAAGATTGAAAAAATCGGATTCGATAGTCGAATCCTCCATGTAGCACCTGCTTCTGGTACTGCTTTGGACGAAACAAAGCGATCCAAACCTACCACAGACAAGATTGAACTGAACACAACGGAATACATTGCAGAAGTTAGAATTCCTTATGATGTGCTTGAAGACAACATCGAGCGTGAAAATCTTGAAGATACCATTATGAGGAATATGGCAAAGCGGGTATCGCTTGATCTTGAGGAAATCCTTATAAAGAGCGATACCGCCTCGGGTGACCCCGACCTTGCTGCAAAAGACGGTCTTCTGAAGCTGGCCACTTCTCACGTTGTTGATATGTCCGGTGATCCTATAAGCAAGGCTGTCTTTAAAGCTGGCGTTAAGTCTATGCCTAACAAATATCTCCGAGCAAGAGATCAATTCCGATTCTGGGTATCTCCTGATCAAGAGACCGAGTATAGAGATCAGCTTTCTGATAGAGAATCTGCTCTGGGCGATGCTGTTCTCGAAGGATACAGACCGGTCTATGCCTACGGCGTTCCCGTAGTTCCTGCATCGCTCATGCCCGCAGATACTGTTCTGTTTACTCATCCGCAAAACATCGTGTTCGGTGTACAAAGGCAAATTTCCGTAGAAACGGACAAAGATATTTCTGCTAGGATGTATATCATAGTTTTGACCCTCAGGATAGATTTCAAATACGAAACAGAAGACGCTGTGGTTAAAATCATCAACGTTGGTTAATTCTGAAAAGCCCCTTTGTGAGGGGCTTTTCAAACTGTGATTACATCTAAAGACCTTCAAAAAGGAGACTGAAATGTATCAAGGACCTGGTGTAAATACCGCCAATAAAAACCTTTGCACCAACGTAGCCCTAGTGAGCGGGACTACGGCGGATACTGATATAACGGTAAACGGTATTAAACATAACAAAGATGCTCTTTTAGCTGTAATAGGATTTGATCCCGACAACGCCACCGCAGATGATCAAGTAAAAGATTTTACAGCATCTGCTAGTGTTACTGCTGATAATACGATACAAGTTTCCGCAGACACCTCTGATTACAAACTGCTAGTTTTTTGGCAAAAGGTTTGATAAAGGAATAAAATAGCATGCTTCTTGTAACTGATATAGCATCTTCAGAAGCTAATAGCTATGTAACTATAACTGAAGCTGATGACTATTTGAGCACCCGCCCAGGTATTGATACCACCGAGTGGTATAATTTAGATGACGATAACAAAGCATTTCGCCTTGCTATGGCTACAAAGCTGATGAATTCATTGATGTATCGGGGAATCAAAGCAACAAGAGATCAATCACTGTCATTCCCCCGACTGTTTCAAGCATCAGATCTATGGCCAAAAGATTCTTTGGGCAAACCGATTTCGATGTGTTTTTATGGCTATGAAACCTGGGATGACTTGCTTCAGGTAGCTAACTACTTAGGTATTGACCCCCCGACTATTCCGACTGATATAAAACATGCTCAAATAGAAATAGCATTTAATGTAGTTCATAACAAAATCTTGAAAAAAGAAGACGATTCCCCGTTTTTTGTAAATTGGTTGCAGATGGGAGCAGTAGCCTTTACAGTAAAGAATGTAGCGGATATTCGCAAACCTGCTTATACCATCTTCAATAACGAAGCATTGAATGCTTCGTCTCCAATATACTTTCTGCTAAAACCGTATCTCTGCGTAGTAAAAGGTGGCATAGTATGAGTTCGTTTGATATTGCTCTTGAGGCTCTAGCTAGAACGTTTGATAACGTAGTCAAATCTTCCCCAATGGCAATAGATATAACATATCGGAAATGGACAGGTAAAGGAAACTACGACCCAAGTATAGGCTACGCTCCAGATACTTATGAAGATATAACCACGAAAGCTGCTCTTTCAGGAAAGATATATAATGAATACGAAAAAGTCAAATCTTTTGAAAAATCAACACGACTTTCAAACTATGGAATCCGAATAATAGTCAAGCAGTCCGATTTGCCAGGGGTTGATGACCTATCTGCTAGAGGTAAAGATAAAATCCTAATAGGGAACGAACTCTATTCGGTTTCGGAAATAACCAAAATACAGGATATTTTATATATTATTGAGGCAGAACGATGATAACTTTGAGACTGAATGTTTCCAAAGAACTAGCCGAAGCAGCAAAAGCGCTGAATTACAAAACATTCCTCAGGGCTGTTCATGATGCTGCCTCAAAAACAAGCAAGCAGTTTTCCAAAGTTTTAAAAGAAGCTACTCCTGTGGATACTGGGCACGCTAGAAATTCTTGGTATTCTCGAACGGCTTCTCAGGAAAATTCGACATTGATTCTATTCACGCTGGACGTGCCTTACGGATTCCCACTCGAAAAAGGGTCTGTTGTTGGAAGAAAACCCTGGCCTTCTGTGGGACCTCGAACAGTTTTACATGAAGGTAGAATTTATTCATCGCAAGCCCCTGGCGGGATAACAGAAAAAGCTTTTAAAATTATGAGTAAAGAAGAATTGAAAAGGAAATTCTTAGAGAGCTTTCGATGGTACGGCGGGAAGAGATAATTAGAGAATTGGAAAGCAGATTGTGGGAAATAACCGAAAGTAATGGATTCGCTTACACTGTGGCTTCAGTTGCTAGAAATCCAATAGACGTTTCCACAGAATTTCCCTGCTGCAACATTTATGAAATGGATGACCGAGTATTAAGTGATGACGGTAAGAAAACAGTATTCCCTGTGTATAAACGGGAATTGGAAATTATTTTGGAATTGATAATAGAACCAACGATGGAAGCTTCCGCTTCTGTGGAGTTGATGAATTTTTACGAAAATGTAAGAAAGGCTATATTCAAAGACGGAGACGCTTCTCTCAACGGGAAGTGTAGATTTTACGAAAAAGCTGTATCAAGACCCATAGCAATTCCGTCAAATAAGACATTTGCTCTATGGGTGCTTTATGGAGCAGAGTATGTAGATAAAATTGCTTAGAATTTCTTTGCAAATACGCCAAAAATTTGAAAAGAAGGAGGATATTTATCAATGGCTGTACAACAAATAAGCTACATCGGAAGAGGAACAGTGTATCTTGAACCTCGTGGAGAAGCCGAGGCAAAACTCACTCCGATAGGGAATATCTCGGAATTTAGTATATCGATTGAAGAAGATGTGAAAACGATGATAGACTACATGAACCCCGGTGGTGGTGAGCTTGATCGAGTAACCCGAATCACTGGTGTTTCTGCTTCCATGACATGTTACAATTTAAGCCCGGAAAACATTGCAGTAGCTGTATTTGGTTCTATTGATGCTCTTGAAGGTGGTGCTGTAACCGATGAAGAACATACTGCGTATAAAGGTAGCCTAATAGTTTTAGACAAACTCTTTGATAAATCTCAAAGTATTACAGTAACAGACGAAACTAGCACAACTACTTACGAACCAAATGTTGATTATGAAGTTACCAATGCTGGAATTTATATCTTAGAAAGTGGCTCTATCACTGATGGTTCTACCGTTTTGGTATCATATACAGCATACGCTACGGATGTAATTCAAGCTTTGACTGAACTTGGCAAAGAATATAAACTAGTTTTCGATGGACTCAACGAAGCCCGAAGTGGAGAACCTGTGGTCGGAATTTTCCATCGTGTAAAGTTCTCCCCAACCAAGGGTCTCGGCTTCATTACAGACGATTTCGGCACTCTGGAATTTGATTTAGCTGTTCTAGCTGATACTTCTATAAGCGGAACTGGTATATCTAAATACTTCGTAATCAGAAGAAAAGATGTATAAAGTGAGGTGGTAATCCGTATGGAAAAAAATAAAGTCGAAAAGCCTGTGCAAACGTCTGCACAGGCTTCAAAAGAACAAAAAAATGCATCTTTAGCAGATGTTCTCCCCAAAGAAGCCACTGTGGAATTAGGTAACAAGAAGATAACCTTCAAAGAATTTACTGTGGCTAATTTAAACAAGGTTTATTCTGTTCTCGCTAATGCGGATCTTACAAAGTTATTGGTGGGGGGCGGGATTACCCCCATGTCTATTATGGCTGCCATAGAATGGAATGACCTTGTGAAGTTGCTAGCTATATCTAGTGGAGAACCCGAAGAAACATTCTTAGCGTTATCTTCTGTAGAAGACGTGCTAGAAGTCGTTGGAGCATTTTGCCGAGCAAATTTTGGTTTTTTCGTCTTCAATTTCAAGAGCATCGCCTCGACAGCAGACTTAGTAGAAAAAGCTATACCAATTCTGAACAAAGCCCTTCCGTAGAATTAGATTGGGCGGACTATTTTACCGTCCTCTTAATGACAGGACATTCCTATCAGGATATCCTTTCCTACACCATCACCCAATTTGTAACCTTCGTATCATCCGCTTTAAAATTCATATACTTGAGGAGTCCAGATGGAAGATAGACTCCAACTAGCGATAGAAATAATAACGAAAAATGCCGATGCTATAAATAAAGTATCAAGGCAACTAAATCAGCTCAATACTAATGCTGAATCTCTCAATAAAAATTTACGAAGTCTTGATCGTACTTCAACTAAAGTTTATTCGGCATTTAACCAGCTTCATTCTTCTGTTCGTGGGTCTAATTCTGCTTTCGCTACGCTTCAACGAACTGTCGGATCTACACAGCGACATCTAGTAGAATTAAGGAATACGACAAGAGAAACATCAAAGTCTTTATCTTCACTGAATCGTTCTGCTATTAGTCTTAATGCAAGGTTCTCTCAATTAGTTAAAGATTCTGAAAAAGCAAGTAGAGCTTTGGTAGAATTTGAACGAACTACTAGATCTACCAAAGCCTTTGTAGAAAGACTAGCTCGTGCTATTGAAAAGATATTTAAATCTGTACTGGAGTTTCACAATCAAATAGTCAAAGCAACAAGAGCCGTCGCACAATTTACCCGCCAAGTGCAAGTGGGGGCTACTGTCCTAGAAAGACAGAAAAAGCTCACTGACGAAGCTGCTACATCTTTACGGGAATTCCATGCGGGAATGAATCAAACTGATTCTTCTACAAGAAAAGCGTCGAGAAGTCTATTAGGCTTCATAGGAAGATGCGTAAAATTCACTCTTGTTTTCACAACAGTTTATGAAACAATCCAACTAGTTGGGCAGGCTTTAAAAGAGTCCATTTTAAGTGGAGCAAGATTCAATGAAACCATAGATGCTGCTAAAATAGGTATAGCAGCATTAGTTGCTACAAATACAGAACTAGTAGATGCTTTCGGAAGAGTTGTACCTGAAACTGAACAATTTCAAATCGCTTTGAAAGGTGTTGATTCTCAAATAGCTATTCTGAGAAGAGGTGCAATACAAACTTCCGCTACACTGGGAGAATTAGTTACTGCTTATCAGATGGCAGTCGGTTACGGTCTTAGTGCTGGGTTATCTCTTGAACAAATAGCTGACCTCACTGTGAGAATTACCCAGGCAGCGGAAGCGCTCCGTATGCCTTTCCATGGTGTATATGAAGAAATCCGTTCTATCTTAGCAGGAACTATTACCCAGCATTCTTTAATCGCCAAAATGCTGGGGCTTTCTAATGCATTGGTTAATCAGTGGAAACAACAGGGAATCCTTTATGAAAAACTTTCAGAAAAGCTAAGAGCCTTCGTCGCAGCGGGTAAAGAGTATCAGAACACCTGGTCTGGAATATTTTCCAGAGTACAGGATGTTTCTGCCCTTTTCATGGGGCTAGCTACATCAAGTATATGGAATGAGCTGAAAGCCAAAATCAAAGATGCATTGTCCAGTCTATACGACTTTAATACAGATACTTTCAATGAAAAACTTCGTGGATTGGCAATGCTTATCCACGATACCCTCAGCGTTTTAAGTGTATGGGTAACTAGAATTTTTTCTATCGCAGGAAAATCCATCATAGAACTTTCTAAAGCATACGAACACCATCGAGATCTAGTTTTGACAATAATAAATGCATTAGGCAAAGCCTGGACATGGCTTGCTAATAATATAACTGTTACTACCAATGCTGTCCGCATTATTAACGATGTCTTTACTCAATTTGGCGACGCTTTATCGATAACAGTTATAGCTCCATTATCCACTTTTTTGAAACTAGCATCTGACCTAATAGGAAAAATTCCCGGCTTGGGAAAAGTATCTGAAGCTTTACGGAACGTGGCAGAAAGAGGACTTAATTATGTAAATTTCTATGCAAATCAATTCATCGCCGCCGCAGACGATATGAAAAAAAGATGGAACGCAATAAAAGAAGGCGCTTTGGATTATGATTCAGCTATATCAGGATTGCCTGAAGATACTTTACGGCTTCGAGGGGAACTTGCCGCTCTTTCTGTTCAATTAGGTGTAAACATAGATTCTGTAGATAAATTGAATTTCCTTCTTCAGAATGGTATAGTCGTATGGAATGAAACCACCCGCCATTATCAGCTTGCAGAAATTAACCTACAAGCACTGTCTGAAAGATTAGGAGTTTCCGTAGACAGTTATGGAACTTTAATCGAACTGTTGAAATCAGGTGTTGTAGTTTGGGATTCTACTATTAACCAATATGTAACCGCAGAAGAATTCCTGAACAAAATCGCTGTCCAAACAGGACTTGCAATAGAGAAATACAGCACATTCAAACAACTGTTGGAAAGTGGTGTCATAGTATGGGATGCCCAAGCCAAACAATATTCATTAAATGCGGATGCTCTTGATGCTATAAATGTTGAAATCGGACAAACATATTCCACCTACAGCGAACTGCTTAACGCCATAGAAAACGGCAGGGTGGTTTGGGATGCCAATAGACAACAATGGGTAGATGCTGGAAACATTTTAACGAGTTTAGAAGGTGGTGTTTTATCAACAGCAGACGCTTTTTCTAGGTTGGGCACACAAACTACCCAAGCAACAGATGTACTGAAAAAAGCCACACAGGAATTTTCGGAAGTTCATAAAGAACTAAAAGCCGTATTAGACCTCCAAATTTCTACAATTGAAGATACATTTGAACAACTGAAAGCTGCTGGGCAAGACCCCGACGTTAAAGCTATGCTGGACTTAGCAGAAAAACAAGCAGAAGCAATTACAACCTATTTTGCTAAAGCTACCGCAGCAGCAAATCACTATTTCAGCACCGCAAAAGGTGGCGAAGCTAAACTTTTAGAAGCAAGAAAAGAAATTTATACAAACACTTATAATTCCTACAAAGCTCTAATAGACAAACTCATTGCAGAAGAAAAGAAACGCAGAGATAAAGCAAAAGAAATAGAAAATTACATAAAAGATCTCCGCAAAAGCACCTCTGAGTGGATCAGAGAACTCAAACGCAAAGAAATGGATGCGGAGGACGAATATTACGATAGAGTCGAAGAAATAGAAGAAAATATAAAGAAAGCTAGAAAAGCAGAAGCAGAAGGTTCACTCGAAGTCGCACAGAAATATTTTGAAACTGCTTTAGAAAAAAGTAAAGAATTAGCTACCAGCATCACCAAAGATGAAAAGGTAGCAAAAGAAGCTCGTGAAGCGGCGATAGGCTACGCAATAAGACTAACAGAAGATTTAGCTAGAGTTGCAGGAGAAGCAGCCAAAAAAGAAAAAGAAGAAGCTGATCTACTGAAAAAACGTTATACAGAATTACAAGGGACTCTTGGTAATGTTAAAAAAGAACTCGACCAAATATCGCAACAGAAGCTTTCTATATCCCTTGACCAAGAAAAAATAACAAGAGAAGTAGAAAAAGCTAAAGCAAAAATACGTGAACTAGACGGTATAGTAACACATTCAACCCACATAATTCATGTTAAAAAAGTAGAAGAAAAAGCTTATGGCGGACTCATAGATAGTATTAAGAAATTTGCATCGGGTGGAGTAGTATTTAGACGGCTACTTTCCCGCTACATCCCCGGCTGGGGCACTAAAGACGACGTTCCCGCTCTACTCCAGCGAGGCGAATACGTCATACGCAAGGAAGCTGTTAAAAAATATGGTCTTGCCTTTATTGAAGCTATCAACAAGATGCGATTACCTGTTCCAAAGTTCCAAGCAGGCGGTGCGGTAGATGAAGAGGCATACCGAATAGTTACAAAACAGCTCGAAAAAATAATAAAAACAATTCGCATGGGTACATATTTTTACCCACATATGTGGCTTAAAGATCCAGAACCTCTTTCAGCCCACACTAGGTTTCGTTCTTATCTCGAAAAACTGAGAAAACTAATACTCGCTGGTTTCCATATAGAAAAAGATGATTTGATAGATCTGATTAACGCTTTTAGGGGAATTTCTTACGCTGGAGCGGGGATTCCTGGTATTGGTGCATTAACAGTAAGCTGGGCTGGCGATGTAATAAAACATATAGAAGACATGTACAATGTTTCTTTCAGTAGATGGACTTTCAAAAAACCCGCCGGAAAAGGAAAACCGGAAAAAATAGCAACAGTAACTTCCACAGACAACTTCGTAGATACAATAAACGAAAAGCTACGCTTGGTAGAAAAGGCAATTCTTGTTGCAGAAGCTAATCAACGTCGCTGGCTAGGTTTTCCTTCTAAGACACATACAACCTTCGTAGCTGTAAAAAAAGCCCTCGAAAAACTAAAGGATTTTATAGAAAGAGGACGGCTTTCCATAAGAGAAAAAGACCTGAAAGATTTAGTTGACTCTCTGTGGAAATACGCATTTTATACTTACAAAGGTAGAGGGACAGATACCAAAGCTGCTAAAGCAATAATAGATGAAATAGTAAAAAAATACAATCTTCCTGTAATCTTCCGTTTTGCGAAAGGTGGTTTGGTAGATACTATCCCAGCCCTGTTATCTCGTGGCGAATATGTGCTAAAACGTGATGCAGTAAAATACTATGGATTAAGTTTTATAGAATCGCTCAACAGGATGCAAATACCGAAGTTTGCAACTGGCGGGTTTGTTGGAACATCCCCCGCAACATCCAGCACTCACAATAGTATAACACTAAATATAAATATAAACGCTACCCAATCTACAAATCTGAACGACAGAACTTTCTGGGAAAGAATTTTAAAAGAACAAATAATACCCCAATTAGAAGAAGCAATGGGGATGGCATAACATGACAATACAGTTGAGCAATTCACAACGATCAATAGAATTACCTAGCGATTTAGAATGGGTAGACGAATTTGAATGGACTACTGTCCGAGATGATGTGAAATATACACTCACAGGAGCACTTGTTATTGAAACATCTACTGCTCAGGCTGGAAGACCTATCACATTAAAAGGCGGGTCAAACTATGCCTGGTTGACCCGTGATCAAATGAATACTCTCAGACAAATGATGGATGATGGCGAAAATATGACTCTCACTTTAGAAGATGATCGGACATTTACTGTCAGGTTTGCTTACGACAACAACCCAGTTTCGGGGACTCCCATATTTCCAAAGCACGACTATTTCAGTGATGTCGTGATAAAATTAATAGAGGTGTAGCAATATGGCTATCAAACTCCCAGATGATATAAAATTGATGGCATCGGAAAGAATGGATGACACCGACGAAGGTGGCGGCCGCATGACCGGCAACGAAATAGTTGGTGGTCAGACCAATAACATCTTCCCTGACATATCTCGATTGGATAGAACATACGGCAGAGTATCCCTACGAAAAGTATATGCAGCATGCCTATCAGATAATCAAGATACATATTATGGAGCGCATGTTATTATTACTGATCCTCCAGACGATCCTAATGTAAAATGCACAATCTTTACGACAGATTCCAGTACAGATAGACGATTTGATGCTCAAGATAAAGTGGAATCTTTTATAATAGAAGGCGGTAAATACATCGGATATTTGTGGGGGACACATTTAGAAGGTATGCGAACACTGTCTATTGTGCAACCAATAGACCAGCCACCGCCTGAAGTAGGAGACGTACTATGTTTAAAAGAAAGCGATTACAGACAATTCGTAAGAATATTGGAGCAATCTTATGACGATAAAACATTTCAAATTGCTTGGGGTAATCAAACAGTTAGTGTGCGACGGAGAATAGTTACCGTCAAAATATCCCCTCAGCTGAAATACGACTTCCATGGTGCAGATATTTCTCCTTTGACATTCCCTTCATGTCCATCTGAAATAAAACGCACTGTGCCCACAGATCGAACAGATTTTTATGGCGTAGCTACATTGATAGAAGCAGCAAACGAAGGGGATTTAACCGTACATGTTGATAGTATATTTAACGAAATCGTTCCTGCAGGGCGAGCGGAAACAGCACTACCCGACGCTACATTAACTAGTGAAATCGGTACAGGATTTGAAGATGCCCTCGGTAATGTTTACATAAGTGTTAGCGGGAATATTCAATCTGGTTATAGAGTTGAGCTAGGCAGACCTATTAAGCCATCATCGTTATCTGTACGTTTAGGCAGCCATACGCCCTGGCAAGACGATGGCCATGGCAACTTGTTGATGGGTGATAACATAGAAGGATATGTAGAATACAAAGAAGGTATCATTGAACTAAACAATCCATCAATTACTGGGTCTGGTACTATAGCAATTACGTTTACACAAGCAACATTGCGGACAAAAGTGGCGTATTCTGATAGCGTACTTGTTACAATAAACAACCAGTCATTTACTTGGATCTTTAGTTTATATCCCTTGCCAGAAAAAGGTTCCGTGATTGTAGATTTTCGTTCCCAGCAGCGTTGGTACAGAATGATTGATGACGGGAATGGTTCTTTAAAACCGCTTATAGAAGGTACTGGAGCTGGTACTATTGACTATACTACTGGGACTGTTACTTTATCAACTCAGGCACTCCCTGACATAGATTCTGAAATTCTCATTTATTGGAATCATCCCGCTGAACAATATGAGGAAACAATAGGAGGAGATGATCTTCTCTATTTCGAAATAGAAACACAAAATAAAGGAATAGCAAGAAATTCTCTAACAATTACATGGGAAGTCGATGGTCAACAGAAAACAGCCACTGATGATGGTTCAGGTAATCTTACAGGAGATGCTACGGGAAAAGTAAGCTATTCGGATGGACTTATATGGCTAACGCCTTTGGTATTGCCAGACCCTGGGGTTGAATTTACTGTTGAATACAATTATGGAGACCCGATTGTCGAAACATTTTCCGCCCCTGCCCGTGACGGAAACGGGTGGTTAAATCTACAGCTTTCCAATACCCCAATTGCAGAACATACTGTGAAAGTAGAATTCCAAGCCTGCACTGATTATATGAAATCCAGAACATCTTCTTACACACACGACTACTTTTACAAATATGCATGGCACAGACCTGAAACCACTTCAGAGAAACGGGGCTTTTCGTACACTGCTGACCTAAAAGCGTGTGTAACAGCTTTCTGGTACGATGATGGTTCTGGTAAGTTAGTATCTCCCGATGGCACTGTTACAAATTCTAACATTGACTACACTAGTGGAACAGTTTCTTTCCTTCCAGATTTTAATGCCAGATTTCGCTTTTTTGCGGGAGTTTCTTCGGAAAGCAATTATAGTGAGGCTTATAAAAAATATAGAAGTGGTGGAACCACTTACTACCAAGACCAATATGGATGGACTAATTCTTGGAAATACAACACTTTAACTACTGCAAATTTAACCTGCGTATTCCCACCAGAAGGAATTGTTAAAGTATCGTACTATTCCACAGATGGTGCTAATTTTGCTTCTGAAACAGTTACCCCAAACTTGATGATAGATGTTTCTTCAGGATATAGGCGTAGAATAGTTGATGGCGGATTAATATTTTTCTTAGACGATTCTATGTATTGGTTAAGTAAAGGGCAAATTTATAGATATATAGAAGGAACTATAGACATTGAGGGAGTTGGTACATGTGATACAATGACAGGCGATGTATGCCTGCAAAGTTGGGGAATAAAAAACAGAGATACAAACATAATAGGTGCTGTAAAATCAACGATAGATGTTTATCCTGTTACAGAGCTAACATTCAGAGTTCCTGGCGTCGTAAAACCTACTTCGTTGATTTTGAACATAACCTATATAGACGGTCAAAATGAAATAGTTACAGCCGATGCCACTGGAGAAATAAACGGATCACGGGTAGTCGGCTATATTAACTACAATACAGGCGTTGTAAAATTGTGGTTTGGAGAATGGTTATCCCCCGCTTCTGATTATGTGAATGAAGAATGGTACGACCCTGAAAACGTAAACGAAAACGATGAAGTCTGGGCACCATTTGCCATAGATGTAGAAGCCTTCCGTTATTCTGCTGTTTTATATTCTTATATTCCTTTTGACCCTGAAATAATAGGACTGGATCCAACCAGACTTCCGCCAGACGGTAGAGTTCCAATATTCAGAGACGGTTTCGTTGCCGTCGTGCATAATACTAAGTCTGAGCAGTTGCCAAATGATCTCCAACCAGGGCAACAAATACAGCTATCACGGGGAAATCTGACTTATTGTGATCTATACGATTACAATGGCGTATATGTTGATCCAAATTTATACACCGTAGATCTGGTAAACGGAATTATCACAATGGCAGATCCGCTTGATCTAAGCGAATATACACAACCGCTTACAGCGATACACCGCATTGAAGATATGAAACGTATATCCAGAGTTGATATTTCAGGTAGAATTACATTTTCGTCTCCTTTGGAAAATTCCTACACAGCAAATGACACTTACGTATCTTCTGCGCTTATTTGTGGAAACGGGGATTTGCAAGGACGTGTAATAAATGTATTTGATCAAAAAACATGGACAGGAGAATGGTCTGATTCCCGCATAGGAGATCCTTGCACAGCAAATTACAATACTGTTGATTATCCCATTACGACTACAAACAAAGGCGCAATAAAAGAGCGCTGGGCGATTATCTTTACATCAAGCACAGATTTTAAAGTTGTAGGCGAAACTGTAGGCGAAATAGCGTATGGAAATACCGCAACTGACTGCGCTCCTATAAACCCCGCAACGGGTGTACCTTATTTTTACATTCGACATGAAGGTTGGGGATCCGGCTGGGCATCTGGAAACGTACTAAGGTTCAATACGGAAGCAGCACATTATCCTATCTGGTGTGTTAGAACGATCCTTCCCGGCAAGGCTACATATGAAGAAGATTCCTTTACATTACAAATTCGAGGAGACGCCCACTGATGACAGTCGCTAATTTTTACTGCAACAGTGATCCATACGCACCAGCTTTAGGCAATTCGTGGTATGATATAGCGTCTTTACTGCGTAAATGTTTGTGTGATGGTTACGGTGGCTCCGCCCCCGCTGGGTGGACATGTGAATGGTGGGACGAAACTAATGAAGTAGCAGTTTTCAGAATACCTGTGTCATCTCAGTTCTTTCTACGAATAGCTGGCTATGCAGAAAATTCCTACATGAGAGTTGTTTATACATCAATTTACCAGGCAATGGGAGATCAGAACACAGGATCTGGGCGCAGACCCGCAGATGAGACGAAATCGATTCTGTTGGGTGTAGATCCTAATACACCTTATTGGTTTGTCGTAGCTGATTCTCGATCTTTTTGGCTTGGTTGCGGTGGTGAATACAGCGGATGTACTTTCTTTGGGGAATTGGATTCAATAGTGCCAGACGATCTATACAGTTTTTCGTTTCCCGGCAGATATGCCATTACAACAACAGGAAATACACCAGACGACACTCCGTTGCTGGATTTCCGCTATCCATCTACTCATTACTATCCGTTATATGCATACGATTCCGCTTTTTCCGTAACTGGTGATTCTATTGACCTAACATACAGACGTCCTGGAGGGGCTGTAAACAGTAACAGAAACCTAGTAGGAGAGACAGACGGGTCTCCCCCCTACCCATATCTGGGTGGAGCGTTACTTTACAGTAGAGTTCCTATAATAGAAACAGGTCATATAGACAGATTTAGAGGTTTCATGCCAGGGTTGTTGGAATTACAACATGAACGTATTGACCTTCTATCTCTTATTCCATCTAATCGAGGATATGCTTTGCAAACTTTAGGCAATAAACAATTAGTTCTCGTTAAAAGTTTTTGGGGTTCTGTTATCGCAATAGACCTCAGCAAATACAGAATTTTGGAAGGTTCGTAATGGACGTTGACTTCACACTACAATTTTCAGGGTTTGTAAAAAACACATATTACAAAGTAGATGCTAAAGTGCAGGTTGTGGGGCAAACGAACGTGCGCCACAAAAGAGTATGTGTAATGGATAGAAGGAATTTTACTGTATTAGGATACACAACCCCCGCTCATGACGGATCTGCTACACTAAGATTTCCCGCCAATGCACAGGAAATATCAGGAGATTACGTACTGCTCGTTGCAGTAGATGACAGCGGGAAATACAACGCTGAAGTTGCCGATTACGTAACACCTTCAGAAATAGAAGTAATAAACCAGTTTCAGGAGAATCAGTAATGGCTAAAACAGCTACTGCACATACTTTAGACCAGACTCTTAGCTATATAAAACAGGCGGATACGTTAGTGTTATTGTCAAAACCGCCACGTAAATATCAACATGCCTGTTTCCCGCCACTCTGGCAAAGCGATACGACATATAACATTGGCGATATTGTAAGACCGTCAACGTGGAACGGTTTTGTTTACGAATGCACGGGAGCAGGTACTTCTGGAAGCCAAGAACCCGGCTGGGCTACGAACGATGGGGATGTAACCACAGATAACACTGTCACCTGGGTAGCTCACGAAAATTATACACTGGCTGCGGATTCTGTTTCTGAAACAGAATTTTCTTTCGCTAACAATCCCCCGCTATGGCAACCAAACACGTCCTATCAAATAGGAAATAGAGTAACAGGCAGTTTTGTGTATGACGGGTTGGTATATGAATGCACCGCAGAAGGAACTTCAGGCGATACTGAACCCGTATGGCCATTGGAAGCGCATTCCCAAACCATCGAAACCTGGCAGGCTGACACAAATTATACCCAAGATACTCTGGTAAGACCAACAACGCCAAACGGCTTTGCCTATAAATGTATTACTGCTGGGATATCTGGTAGTAGCGAACCCGATTGGAATACAGAAATCGGCGGGACAACCAACGATGGTACAGTAGTGTGGGAAACCCATTATGATGATACTATTACAGATGGCACAGTAACATGGAAAACGATTGATCCCGCAGATTTATCGGAGCGTCCCCGCCGGGTAGTTACGATGTCGAAACATCAAAACATCTTAATTCACAACACGGGAAAAGCAACCCATATAGCATTGCTCGACGACACAAATAAAAAAATCGTACTGGTTTTAGAATCTTTAACTGCTCAAAATCTGTATCAAGGCTACGTAGCAGATTTAGAATCGTGGGAATATTATATCTGGTATCCATTTGGAGAATAAGTTTAAGACCCACCTAAACTGTAACGAAAGCTAATTGAAGCTTACAATTTAAGGAAGTCCATGTTATATAGGTCTTTCCTAGGAGGTTAAAGTGAGTTTTCCAGATGATTGGTCATATAGAAGAAAAATAACAATATCAGGATCTCCTGGAGCAGGTACAGATCGTCTAATCCTTTTTAAGATAGGAGAAAACGCTGCCACTCTTGACTATGATTTTCATCTGGACGGAAAAAGCTCTAAATTTCCCTCTCAACAGAATGATAGTGGAGACTTGAGATTTAGTCTCGATGATGGAATTACATTACTATCGTTCTGGGTAGAAAAGGTAGAAGGCTTTTCTCCCAGGAGAACTGCTTATGTTTGGGTTAAAATAAATGCAAATTTAGATATCAATCAAAGTATTTTTTGCTTTTTCGGCAATCCCGACGCAGAAAATGTTAGTACTAATGTTGAAGGATCTAGTATTGAAATAAACTTTTCTGTAGGAGAAATAGAAATTCAGACATCAGGTGTTCGTTTTCAAGGTACTGTCTGCAATAAAAATGGCGATCCAATAGTGGGAGATGGAAATGAAGTCAGAATATATCTTCTTGATAAAGATTCAGGAAAATTATTAAGAACTGCTACTAGCCATACGGATGACGGTAATTGGAGTGCCGACTGTCCGATAGACGATTCCACTAAAATTTTGGCGGTTTTTGCTCTCGAAGGAACTTACGGAGAAGATACAGACATTGCAGGAGCTGAATTTCTATCTGAAGCTCAATCTTCCACAAGTTACAAAACCCTTGGTATCGTTCCAAAATTTAACATTGTGGAACAGAGTTCGCTCACTTCAGCAACAAGTGGCATTTTAGCTGATATAGAAAGAAACCAAAGTTCCATTTCCTTGGCAACAAGCGGTATTTTAGCTGATATAATAGAAACCGTAAATTCAGAAGTAGCGACTTCCACAGAATAAGAAGGAGACTTAATTATGATTCAGATAACTACAAAAGTCTATAGAGATAACGAATACGAACCTTGTATAACCAATATTAGAACAGCTTATAGCAAACTCACATTGAAACATAAAGGAAGGATCGAATATGAACAGATTATGAAATCGTTTCTGAAGAATTTTACAGTTCTCATAAGGAATCATTGTACTGAGGGAACTTTACCTCGAAATAGTCTTGTTCAGTTGAACGGTGCAAGTGATAATAGCGACTACACTGGTAAAGCGTATTTTCAATGTAATTCTCAAAACGCAGGACTGCTTGTAGGAAGTGGAAATAATAGTGTGACTGTCGGAGACTATGTATTGCAAAATCAAATACCAAATGGAACTGATTCGGGAAGTCTTGTTTATTCTCAGTACACTTCATTCCTACCTCCTTTTGTAGAATCTAATAAATCAACATTTTATGTTATACGTTCTTTTTACAATCCAAGTGATACAGATTCTGTTGAAATAAATGAAATAGGCTTGACTGTGAATTACCAGAGTAGTTACTCTGATTGTGTGACTCTCATAACTAGAGATGTATTAGAAACTCTTTACACTGTCTCCCCCACGAAAAATGTCAATATTGCATATAAATTTGTTTTCCCCCCGCCTCTGACTCTCCAATTCGCAAGATTGGTATATAATCACATGGCTAATAATTTTCGTAGAGTAGATGTACAAACGGTAGATGGAAGCTATACAGATCATGATGATATAGGAGATTCGCACTTCCGAGTTTTTGTAGGGGAAGGATTGATAGCAGGGACAGATACAACTCCTACTTCTGTTACAGACTATTATTTGAAAAATAAGATTGAAAATGGAGATGGAGATAATCTTCTATCTTATGGAGAATTAAGTGTTACAGATGTAACTACCTACGAAGACGGTACAGGATTTTCTATTTCAAGACCTTTTGTAAATAACGGTAGCGTATCTGTATCCATTGGAGAATGCGGGTTGGTTGTTAACATTGGGAGTACAGGCTATTATACTTTAATCGCTAGAGATACTTTTAGTTCCCCAATTACAGTAGATCCTGGAAATTCAATTATAATTACGTTAGATATAAAATTTCTACTTTAGAAAAATGAACATTCTACGACCTCGATATCCATATTGCGATAGACTATACCCCGCTGGGTATATTCCGGCAGCCTATACATTAAACTGCACATCAGCAGGCAGTTTAACAGATGCGCAAGGTATTGCTGTCTCCATAAAAGCTTATGTTATTGGCGGGGATTTAAGCTCCCGCTCTGATTTATCTATTGCTTTGTTAATATCAATATTACCAGTAACCCCCAAAAGTTCAGGCGTAAGATTTGGAACAGAAAGTGCTACTATCGAACGAATTGCAGTAACAATAACGAACGGAAACATAGAAAACCTGACCTGGCTAGAACGTGCAAACGTTTGCACAGATAGAGCACTCATTGAAACGGTTGCGTTACAAATTTACGACGAGCTAAAGCAGTTTGTTGTAGATACAGACACAGAGCGACTCCCCGCCAAAAAGAGTTCTGGCATTGTGTCTGCTTTTTTGCAAGCAATACATCAGATCAAACCTGATAAAAACGTATGGATAGATGCAATCAGATGTGAAAAAATATATTCTTATGAAATTAAACCATTATCTCTTACCAAACCTTCCATACGAATTCGAGCGCCTTTTGATGAAATTCCAAATAAAGATTTAAGCAGGCAGATGCTTTTGAAACTGCTGAGTGAATTAGAGTTATATACATTGCTGGGATATATAAACCCCACCCCGCACGATGTATATAATCTCAGTCTCTTCGAAGCTCTCACTCCTGATGATATATATGATCTCGCTCGATATACATATCCTCCAGAAAAAGATATTTACACTGAATACCTATTTGAGTTACTAGACTTTTACCATAGAGATTCAACAGATCAATACATTCGTCCAGACGAAAAGGACGAATATTTAGAGGTAAAATGGGGCGGGGAAATATACTTCCCGCAGTGCGAGCATAGATATATCTACCCAGACCCAGAAAAACCTGTGGAATTGACCTTCGGAAAGGAGCGTGAATATTACCAGGACATTCCCCCAGAACCAGAACTACACGCAGTGCAAATACAACTAATTGTAAAATGGGGCTAAGAGTGTGCTGCTACGAAAAAACATACTCAGACCTAAAGAACGACCGTGCAATGTTCTATATGAACCTGCTATATTGGTGGGGGCGAGGTATGCTGGTTCTTATTCGTTCGAAATTTCCCCTGAAATTGGTATTCGAGAAACTACACTCCCCGCAAATCTGGCAACAAGGTTTTGCATATCACATTGCATCCATATCGGTCGGGTTTTTATTCAATTTGATCCACATAATTATCCGGTTGTTTGTGATTGGTGGCCACCGTCAGGGCACAGACACAAATACATTTACGTTATTAGAGACATTCCAGGGATTCCCAGCCTCAGGTCGTATATTATCGGAGCAAATGTTATGCTGAAACGAGTTTCAGACGGGAAAATACTCAATACAGATAGCATTTCAATACGCACCGATTGGGACAGCTGGTGCTGGGCTATTGATGCTTCTCTACTTGATAAAGATTCATTAAATGCTATAATCCCATCAGGAGATGACTACGTTGAAGTAGAAGCAGAAATAAATTCACACAAATGGAGATTTCTCATAGAAAAATGGAGAAGACAAAGAACATTTGGGACAACTGTGTATAGAATCACAGGCAGAAGTCCAAGCATGATTCTGGCTGATCCTGTAGCCCCAAGACGCAACTATTTGAATGAACAAGACATTCTAGCCAGACAACTTGCAGATGAAATACTGGAAAATACAGGCTGGGCAATTGGTGTATGGGATACAGTAGATTGGTTAATAAAAGCAAAATCATTTTCACTAACAAATGTTACCCCAATGAAAGCGATTACAACTATTGCAAATGCCGTTGGGGCGTTTGTTAACACTGATATGATAAATAAAGAACTACACGTCCGAAAACGCTATCGACATTCCCCCTGGCTGTGGAATAACGAAACCCCAGATTATGAAATACCAGATAGCATAATACACGAACTTTCAAATGAATATGAACGAAGATACCCATATAACGCTGTATATGTGGCGGGTAGCGATGAAAATGGGGTCTTGGCAAAGATTTACAGAAGCGGAACGGCGGGGGATGTGTACCCAGAAAATTTGATTCAGGATTCTCTAATTACCGATTCCACCGCAGCCCAGGAGCGGGGGCGAATCGAATTAAGCTCAGCGGGAACGTGGGAAAAAATATCTCTGGCTATTCCACTTATGGAAAGCTCCCCCGGAGTCTGCCTGCCTGGGGATTTTATACAAATCGCAGAAGAAGGAACTCGCATGAAAAGTATTGTTACAGGCGTACAAATATCAGCAACTGTTGATAACACAGGAAAGCTTTCCGTAATACAGGTAGTAGATACGGAGAGGTATTATGAGTAATATCTGGAAACATTTCAGATCACTAATAGAACCCACAGCAGCTAAAATATATGGACAAATCACAGCAGTAGATCCAAGTGGTACAATATATACAATCACAACCCACACGGGAAGTTCTATGCGGGCGAAAGGAAGCGGTTATAGCATAGGAGATAGAGTTTTTGTTATAGGTAGCGAAATAAAAAGCAAAGCTCCCGTGATGCCTTATTATGAATTTGAAGTATGAAATGTGATTCCAGTTGAGGACCCAGGTTAGGTCTAGTTTAGACTTAATGAACCTGATCTGGGTTCAAGCCCAAGGTGGTCTTTGATAAATGGATAAGCTCCCATCGGGAAATGAACCGATGGTGTAAAAGAGCCAAGAGGCTTGCCACCTACGTTCTATGGTTGTCCGTAAGGACAGATACCCTGGGATGTTGCTCCAGTCCCAGGCTCTATCGGTCATCGGGAACGAAACAAGCCTGAGATGGTGGTGAACATCTCGACGACTATCAGAGACCATAGGACATGGGCGAGGAGCACCATAACCCTATATGGAGGTGGTTCTTAAATGAACATTCCTAAACATCCTATGGTTTTTGTAATTGATGCAAAAGGTAGACCTTTGCTACCAACACATCCAGCAAGAGCTAGAAAGCTCTTAAAACAAGGTAAAGCAAAAGTGTATAAAATGGTGCCTTTTACAATTCAGTTGAACTATGAGATTAAAAATCCTAAGGGAGAATTTACTATTGGTATTGATGATGGAGCAAAATTTTTAGGTATAGCGATTAGATCTAATTCGGATAAGAATAAAATAGTATTTGCCGCAAATGTTCGTTTGCGACAAGATGTGAAGCGTAAAATAAATGAGCGTCGCATGTATAGAAGAAATAGACGTAGTAGAAAATTACGATATAGATCTGCTAGATTCTCAAATAGAAAGCGTCCTGATGGTTGGATTCCACCAAGTATAAAATATCGTAAAGATGTTATATTGAGGGTGATAGATAATTTGCGGCAATATCTAAATATTACAAAGGCAGTGGTAGAAATGGGACGTTTTGATATATCTAGCATGGCTAGAAATAGGAAACTGAAAAGTGTTGAGTATCAACAATCTGACTTTGAAGGGAAAAATCTTCGGGAAAAAGTTCTGTGGAGGGATAATTATAAATGTCAGCAATGTGATGTAACATCAAATCTACAGATACATCACATAATCCCGAAAAGTAAAGGTGGAACAAACACATTGAATAATCTTATAACTTTATGTGCCAAGTGCCATAAAGAATTACATGAAGGTAAATGGAAATTAAATAAAAAGCCAAAACAGTTTAAATATCCTGCAGTTGCACAACAAGGTAAATGGTATTTGTATAATGAATTAGTTAAACGCTTTGGAAAAGAGAATGTGAAAGCAACATTTGGTTGGATAACATCGATGAAACGCAAGGAACTCAAATTAGAGAAAGATCATTGGTTAGATGCGTGTGCAATGTTAGATACTAACAAAATAATGGTAAAACCTTTCTTAATTATACCAAGACGCCGTAGGAAAGAAGTAAATAACCCATCAAAGAAACATACTGAGTACAAAGGGTTCAGGCATTGGGATTTAGTAGTTGCAGTACGTGCAAGCAAGAAAATAATAGGTACGGTACGAAGTCTAAAGAAGCGTGTAGTGGCGTTGCGAACAAACTTTAGTGATAATTTTGATGTATCATATTCTAAAGCAAAATTGCTTTGGAGGCCAGCGGGTTTAGTGTTTGTTTAATGTTTTAGATAATGAGAAAAATTGTTATGATATCGAGTGTAAATGAAGGAGGTTTACAATGCCAACATATAAAAACATATCAGATCAGATACAATATGTAGACGGAAAATTCATCCGACCAAACGAAACTATTGAAACAGAACAAATAATAACAGATCCTGATTTTCAAAAAATTAGCGACGATCCAATCTGGTCGCCACTTAAATTTTCGCAAACATATAATCTAACAGCAGGCGCTACTCAAGAAGTGTCTATACCCACCCCAGATTTCGATATGTATGTTGTAATATTACAGAATACCGGCGGGGTGAATATTTATAACGGTACATCGGATACGTTGGCAGTACTTCTTCCTAATCAACTTGCTTCTTTTAATACCTACGGGAAGATTGAAACTTTGACATTAGAAGCAATCAATGATTGTACTGTTACAATAGCAATTTTTTCCGAAGAAGTAAACATAGATTAAGAGGTGGTGACAATGATTAAGATAAAGCAAAAATCAGATTCTGGAATTTTTACTTCCCCTACTTCAGATGTTGATTGGGGAGGACACCGAATTTTTAATCTCGGTGATCCTATTGATCTAAAAGACGCTGTAAACGAGCAATATTTAGCAAAAGCTGTATCTGCTATCGGCTCTAGGTATTACATGCTGAACACCGATTCGGGAATAGGAAGTTATAAACTATGCTCTTCTACTCCATCAACAGGAGACGAACAAAGCTTATCAGTGACTGATTTGACCGACGGGCAAGAGATTGGTGGCTGGATTGCTCCTAATGCAGGCGAGCCTCCAAAGTTGATCGTCGGGGTTTACAATTGGCGAATTTACGCAGAAAAAACAGCAGGCACGCAAACCTTGCGGCTTTATTGGAAACTAATAGAACGAAAAAGTGATACTTCTGAAGTTGAGATTGCGACTTCAATTGTCAGTAATGAAATAGTAACAGGTAAAAATTCATACATAATCCCGCTTACACTGAATGCGGATTATGAAGTAGCTCCTGACAGTTATGTGGCTTGTAAAGTGTTCGCTGAAGTAAGCGGTGGCGGTTCTGCTCCAGCGGTATCGTTATATTTTGAAGGAAATTCGGCTTCGCATTTTCAAATACCTGCTAATACAGAAGTGTTAGACAGTCATTATGCACATATTGATCTTGGCAATGTCAGTGATTCTAGTGTTTTGGATAAAATTAAAAATGTTGATGGCGAAGGGTCGGGGTTGGATGCCGACACAGTAAGAACCTTCCCTGCCTCCCAATCACCACAGGCAAACACTATTGTAGTTTCAAATTCGGATGGAAAGATAGATAGTGCTTGGTTACCTAATGTAGGTTCGCCCGCTGGGGTTACGGTTACAACGATTCCAGCAGGACAAAGCTATTATCTAGACAATAACTTTTTACAGATAATTTCTGCCGAAGATAATGATTGTAAAGTTATTCTACCAGATGCAACAACCCAAACAGCAGGAAAACTAACGTATATAATCAGATGCAATGGGAATTATAAAATATTTCTTTACAACAAAGAAGAATCTGCTATAGTTTCTGTTTTATATCCAAATAAAGTTTATTTAATAACTCCTAAAAATACTACAACGAGTGCTGGGTATTGGGAAAGCGCTGAATTAGATGCCGCTTCTTTTGCTGCTATAGTTGGGAAATTTAAATATATATTTGAGAATGCTACTACAGACTACATCTCAACTACTACTCTGTCTAACGATAACGTACTTATAGCTTATCGAGATGTTGGGAACTCTGACTATGGAACATTCTGCATCTACGATAAAAATGGTAATCAAGTAGTAGCTCCTACTGTATTTAATAGTGCTAATACAATCTACATCTCAACTACTACTCTATCTAACGATAATGTACTTATAGCTTATCGAGATGTTGGGAACTCTAATTATGGTACATTCTGCATCTACAATGAAAATGGTAATCAAGTAGTAGCTCCTACTGTATTTAATAGTGCTGCTACAGCCTACATCTCAGCTACTACTCTGTCTAACGATAATGTACTTATAGCTTACCAAGATGTTGGAAACTCTGACTATGGTACATTCTGCATCTACAATGAAAATGGTAATCAAGTAGTAGCTCCTACTGTATTTAATAGTGCTGTTACACGCGACATCTCAGCTACTACTCTGTCTAACGATAATGTACTTATAGCTTATCGAGATGTTGGGAACTCTAATTATGGTACATTCTGCATCTACAATGAAAATGGTAATCAAGTAGTAGCTCCTACTGTATTTAATAGTGCCTTTACAACCTACATCTCAACTACTACTCTGTCTAACGATAACGTACTTATAGCTTATCGAGATGTTGGGAACTCTGACTATGGAACATTCTGCATCTACGATAAAAA